GCCAATCTCCCTTTTCATATTGAGACACCGTTACTCGGTAGGGTACTGCCCCCCATAAAGAATGTCACGTCTCCTCGACACCAGAACACTTTGTTCTGAGAATAGATACTAGGTTTCATCCATTCAATTTGTTTAGCGTAGTATAATCCTCGCTCAAGATCTAGCTTAGTCTAGCTTTTACACCTTATAACGCCATTACGCTTTTCCCTCTACCAACGCCTAACTCTTTAAAAACTCTACTCAGGTCCCGCGACCTTACTAAAAAGTAAAGCAGTTGAACTTAACGCAAAGTGGTCAAACTAATTGAGGTAATATCGTGGTGTGGGGTACCAACCCATCAATCACGTCCCAGGTGATTAACCGAGGTTTAACCCCAGTCTACACAATTCACCCTCCCTCGCTTGAGGTTGCACTTGAAATGCAGTGTTTCGTGGTAAAAGACTGGGGCAGTCAGTTGCCCTCATGTGAATTCTACATTACAGCACATAGCAACGTACTGCAACAACCCTGCCACTAAGTATGGCATTGGAGCTCACGGACGCCAGTGATTCACAATATTCTCACTGGCCGATGTCTTTATAGCGTCTTTCTCTCGACTTATGTCCCATCTAAGGGCATATTTTGTTGCTGTTGTTACTTCTTCTTCATATTAGCCAACTTTCCACCTTGAGTCGGCATAGCTTGTTGCTTTTTACCGATAGGTTTCGTTCGTTGTCTCTGAGTTTTCGCAACTGTGACAGACTCCTTCTGTACACTGCCTTTAGGCTTCGCAGCATTAGACACAGTCTTCATCTGGTCTTTTGCAGCATTGGCCTTCATCAGTGCAGAAGCAGCGCCACCTGCGGGATTAACCGCAGCCGCAACACGTAGTCCTGTCATCCCGACCTTTTTAAACTTCTGAAACGCCCCTTTCAATCCTTTTGCAAAAGACCCGAAGTCATTGTCTCCAGCAGCCCAGAATTGCTGACTAGAACGCACAGCGTTCATAGCAACTTCCAGGGATTGCATGTTAACAAGAGGTCCGGGTTTCGCAAAGGTGATGAGCACATCGGTCGGATCGGGATATGACTCAACTGTCATCGTTCTCCACATCTGCATGGTTGCAGTGTTCGCAAGTCCGGTGCAAACAGCGAAATGAATTTCGCTGTTCGACTTCCAGAATTGCGGGTTGAACGACGCCGGCAAACCGTACCACGTTGCAGGATCACCAGAAATGTTATTGAAGGTCAGCAAATCTTGGTTACACAAGACAAGGTCTTGGTACTGTGTCGCACCCGTAGGTTTGACACTTGACTTGTAGACTTTCTCAAAATTCTGGGGCAAATGTGGCACATTATCGAAGTAGTTCATCACCGCTGCCTGCAACACGCCATCAAAGGCGGGTCGCTGTACGGTGTTTGGGAACTTTACGATGTTCGACGTCGTTCCCGGAGGGCACCCTTTAATCGGTCCATAGAACTTCTGGACAATCGTTCCACTTGATGGGCCCGCAGGCTCATACAAGTACGACAACGCCGTCTGTTCATACGTTGAGTATGAACTTTGAGTCCAAAGACCTTGCGCTGAAATTTCAGGCGCGGTGTATTTGACTTCAAAGTCTTTTCCAACAACGCGGGTATTTCCGGACAGGACCGAAGCATCGAATTTCAAAGAAATTGTCTTCAACGGAACTGTTGGACCCACGATACTTGGATCATTGCTCGGAAACGGACTGGTCCCAGGTGCCATGATGTACGCCACAAGTCCACCCACATCCAATGCACTCTCGGGAGATGCATCGTAGGTGTTTTCAGCGTTGGCAATGTTGTTCGGATTCCTGTCCCTGTAATGGGCCAAGAGTGGTTGGGTACTCTCATTGTCCCAATCCACAATCCAGACATCATAATTGCCGGTGAGTCCGGTGCCAGACGCGTCGATTTGTGTGCTAATTGTTTGTGTTCTTGTGAAGGAGTAGCCATCGATCAGATCAGGAATACCTCCACGGAGATCTTTCTTGTCTGGATCTTGAATGACTGTTTCGAGGAACTTATTCTCTTCCTCCCTCAATGTATTGTCCAGACTGGTCATATCTGAACTATTTATTTATTATTTTTAATGAAAAGTTTCGTAACTTTTCACCCCGTCCACCTGGGGTGTGACCTGTCAGAGCATCTGTCTGACCAACTCCATGTGCTGCGGATAATTTTCCTCGACCCAAGCTAAGTAGCGTTCTAACTCATTATTATTTTTCTCACCGCCATTGAACCTAAGTTCTTTGGCCCTAGCCGTCAACATTTGGGCATCAACCATTGACGTTGCCATAAGCTCAGTCATAGTTTTCCCAAAATTCAAAAATCGAGGCCTTCGGTTTTCCGCACTAGGCAGGAAATATTGGTGAGAACAAAAATCAAAAGAGTCTATACAGAACTTCCACTCTTTGCACGTATGTCCAACCTTCGAGTAAATTTCATAATAATTAGGTGTTGAAGTATGGAGATGGTCATCGCCAGCCGATGCCGTTTTCATTTGTGAAACTGGCAGTCCATCATAGATTGCGATCAATTTACTGATCATCGTTCTAAGAAAACTGTTCGTCGCACTCGTGTTTTTCTCTCCACTTGCAACTCTCCCTTTTATTGTACACTGATAACAAATACCATCACTAGTTGCGATAATTGCACTTGTAATACAGTTCACGTCAAGCAATACTTGAGCCCCAAACCAGCTCTTCCCTGATAGGTTGGCCCATGTAATACGCCTTTCAGCGTCTGCATAGCGTTCCCAATATTTAACAAGCCAATCCCAATTTTCTGAATCATCGTCACAGAAATCTCCGGACATGGAAATTTCATTTATGACATAATCAATCAGTTGATCGTGATCTTCATTTTCGAAACCAATACCTGGCTTTGAGCTAATTTTGTACCAATTAGCTATTTCCGCCTTGTTTTGTGGAGTATAAAGTAAGCTTTGAATAAGTCCGTCAACAATAGAAACACTGTTGATAATTCGGTGCTTAAGATTATTGATTTTCTTTTGTGTGTGCGGTTCATCTTTTATAAAGATTCGCGTAGGATCACACAAATTTAATCTCAACATCTCATCAGCATCCAACGGACCTGTCAAAACTTCACTATTTTCGTTTTCACTCACGATAAACTTCTCTAAATTCAATCTCATATACTCTTCCCGGCACCAAAGACGGTACATGACCAAGTTTAACAACTCAGTTTTTGCACCGTCGATAAAAGCTCCATTAGTTTGCCACTTCTGACAATATGGAAATCCGGGACTACTTTGACGATTGACTTTTCCGTTCTCGATGAGATCCAACACTTGCTTCGCCACATGCATCCATTCTCTTTTACCATACATACACAAATATGCATCGGCATTTGGGAACGTCGTCCGCATGTCTTCCGAAGCCTCTACTACTTCCCCTTTTGTAAATGGGGACTTCAACAACTCTTGATACTCAGTCAAAGGCTTTTTAGAAAAAGCTACTAACGGTTCGTCCGACAAATCATGCATAACCTTCGCGTGTTGCGCTAACGAATAAAATTCGTATTGCGGACCACGACCCGGCATTCCACGTTTCTCCAACTCCGGAAATCGCTCATATTGAGAAGGGTGAAATGGAAAAGGATTAGGATTTAACTCCGTAGTTCTTATTCCGATTCTAAGCTTTCCAACACAGCGTAACTGTTCCGGCAGTGTTGACGTTCCAGTCAGCTCGACGTATTTGTCGATTGCTGAGTAGGCCAATCTTTGGTTATCGGCACATACTCGCGCCTCCCCATCGAATTGGTACCATCCCGCTGTACAATAGTTTTCGTAGACGTCTCGAGCTGTAGCGACCCAACCGGGCGCCGCGCTAAGACTTCGCCAGCTTTCTTCTGGGCTTTCATAGCGCTCTTTATTTGCTTCGTAGAAGGTAACTGAACCGTTGGGACCTGTGAGGAAGGGTTCGAGGCGTTTAAATTTGGCGTTTCACGTTTCAAATTCTTCTCACGCTCGTCCTTACAAACTCCACAAGTCACGGCATTGGCTTTTCCGTTGCAAACCCGGTGCACATTAAGTGCACAACGGTCACATACAAAAGACTCGTCAACGTGTGCAACCTCCTTGCACATTGGACACGTTCCAAGTAGCGTCAATGCATACAACATCTGTGGGCTATCAGTCCATTTCTGGACTTGTTGCTTTGTAGCGAGTTCAGACAAGGTGGAATCCTTGACTATCTTCTCGTCACCCGCAGACTCGTATTGCATCCGGTTATTCACCGCTTTACGCATACTCGACATCACATTGATGTACTCCGTTGACTTTTGTTGCACTCTTGTCACAACTTCACGCATTTTCTTAAGTTCATTCTCCGTTGGCTTATTAGCCGATCGTTGAATACTCTCGACAGCGTCTTGTAACACTATGGAATTACATTCCAATTTTGACGCAACATCAGTCATTACGTCATAAAACTGCATCCACTGAACTTGC